ATTTGTTGAATTTGAGTATTAGAGTGTTTCATAATATTTATTTTGTTTTTCTTGTCTTTCTATTGTTTTGGGGTGAGATAAACACCACTCTTCATCTATCGGAAGATACGACATTGTTTTATATCCCCCAAGTATTTCATGCACTTTATTTTCCCACTTTATTTTACCGTTGTTTTTATAAATGCGCCATTGGTAATCTGGGAAATTAACCCAACCTTTATCATTTAATCTCCACCCCCATTTATCAATATGTTGTTGAGTTAAACCCTCAACAGTATTAACTCTAGGTACTTGTACTACATCTACAGAATTATATTGGAGAACCATAGGTAAATTATCTATAGCATATTCGGAAATCATTTCATCTGCGTCTAATTGGTAGATATAATCTCCACTACAAAATGAAGCTAATTTATTTTTCCAATCTGAAAAATGGTTATTAAATTTATCTTTATACCAAATAAACTCACCATTTATAGATTTAGCTCTTAAATATTCTTCGATTTCTGGATCACCATTTCCTTCATCATATAAAATAACTATTTCATCCTTAGGACGTTTATTTTTAACTAGGAAATTGACTAACCTTTGTATTTCAACGAATTCGTTGCAAACTGTTATTGCATAACTAATTTTCATGACATGAAGATAATAACTTATTTTTACGTTTCCAAACCAGTTTAGGATGAAACTGGACTAAAATATTCTTCTAAAAACCATTGAGGGTATAACATTACTTTTCCTGTGTAAGCTGGATTTGATACTTCTCTTACTTCTACTTTAATGAATTTAGGATAAGCTAGAGCAGCATCCATAACTTCTTTTCCTAGTTCAGTACCGGCAGCACGACCTAAATAATCATATAAACTTAACATTTTTTTGTTTTTTTCCATAACTTTATAAATTTTTATTTGAGGTAAATATAATAACTTATTTTTCGATATCCACATCTTTAGTGAAAACTCCAATATAATCTAAAGCTTCCATATAGTCACCTTCTTCAAATTCTTTAAGAGTATCCATATCCATTCTATGTTCATAAAACTCACCATCTTTTCCTGGGATTGGATATTTTTCCTTTTCATCTTCATTTACTAAAACAGATCTTACAGCACCCCATTTCCAATTTTCAGAATTAGAACCATTAGCAAATATCATTCCTTTTTCAGGTAAATTAACAGTAGAAGGCATCCAAACTTTACCACTTTCATCTTCCCCCATTAATTCCTTATAAAGATTTGGTAATAATTCCATTTGTTCTTCAAGGAATTGTGAATCTTTTTTCATTATAGAATTAGTGATAAACCCACAACCATAACATTGGTAATTTTTAATATCTTGGTTTACTTCTTGAACATAACATGCGTCTGAACCGCATCTCTCACAAATAACTAAATTGTCCATTTATATCTTTTTTAATTTTGGTAATTTTAATTTCGGTAATTCTGTTTTAGGTGCATTTACCTTTTTAAGTTTAGGTAAATTAAGTTTAGGTAACTGTAAAGCTACAGTTTTAGCTATTTCAGGAACATTTCTTTCTAAAGTATCAGCTAATTGTTTTTTCATAACATCAAAACTAAAATTAGCTCTACTATATTTTCCTTGTTTTTTAGCTTTTACTTTCCAATCTTTATAATTTTTGCTAACATCAGTTAAAAAATGCCCAATATTACCATGATCAACACTAAACCATTTTGCTTCTTTAATTAAGAAATCATCAGCAGCTGACGCATGTATAGGTGTTAATTCTCCGCTCATTAATGCGCTAAATTCACGTTTTAAAAAATCTATATGACCTGACCACCCAGTTGCAATAACTGGTTTATTAGTTAAGCTAAATTCAAGTAAGGGCCTTCCAAATCCTTCACCTTTAGTTAAACTAACCATAGCTTTTACTTTATCATGATTGTAAAGTGAACTCATTTCACTATCACTTAATTCTCCGTGTATTACATAGATATTAGGTAAATTATCGCTAGGAATAGATTTTTTGATAATATTTATTCTTTGTAATATTTCTCTTCTATCCATATATGAAGCTGCAGCACAACTTGTTTTTAAGATAAGTGCAGGACGTTTACTCTTATCTTTGAATATTTCGTAAAATGCTTTAATTAATAACCCAACATTTTTTCTATCTTCACCTAATGAACCTTTCATCCAATGTCCTACAAATAGGTAACACCATTGGTCTTTAATTTCATCTAGGTTAAATGTAGATTTTTTAGGACAATACATATCTAAATTAGCACCTTCAATTAATACTTCAACAGGTGTTGTTAAACTTAAGTTATGTCTTTGACCATCCTTTTCTACTGTAAAACTAGTATCTTCAAATACTTTCTTTGAGTGATTTGATGATGTTAAAATTAAATCCATTCTATTACAACCTTCAATAAAAGCATGAGGTGAAACTGTAGATTCAATACCTGCTGTTAAACCAATATTATATTTTCCTATCTTTTGGAACTCATTTGGAACTGTAATTTGACACCAAATATCAGGTTGTTGGGTTAGTTGAGGTTGTGTATAAAAATGGTCTTTTAGAAATCCCCATTCTTCAATATGATCATCAATAAAACCAAATGGAGTTGAACCCCACCTTTGTGGTAAGATTTTTACATCATATTTATCTAATTCTATAAGTGCCTTTACATAATCTCTACTTCTACTTCCGTAACCTGAATATGTGTCTATAGGACAACTTACGTAAAATGTATTTTTACTCATTTTTTCTCTTTTATAACTTTTTAATAAATTAATGAATGTTCTAGCTTACGGGGTTCATGATCTGTATCCCTATGAATATAATAATTAGGTCTTGGTTTCCAAACCTTAAATAATTCATCCATTCCCTCAACTATACGATTAGACATTTTTTCTGATGTAAAACCAGCTTCATCTGATAATGCCCATTCTAATCCTGCTTTTCCTCTTTTTTGTCTTTCTTCTTTAGACATAGAATGAAGTTCAGATATTCTGTTAGCTACATCTTCAAATGAACATCTATCATCATATATATAAGGTGTTTGAGGAGAACCTACAATTGATAAATTAGTTGGGTAAACTGGTAAAGCCCATTTTCCATGTTTTGTATAGGTTTTTCTATGGTTTGAAGGAACTTCAGGTGATGGTGTATACCATTCTCCATTATCATCTTCAAATCTCATTTGATCTTGCATTCCACCTGTAGTATTAGCTATAATAGGAGTACCTGTTAATAGAGCTTCAGTAAGTGATAACCCCCAACCTTCAGCTGATGATGCTAACACAACTCCATCGGCACAATTATATAATAGATTCATTTTTTCCGTTGGTAATTTTTCATTTGAAATTACAATATTTTCATTTCCTTCAGGAAAGAAATATTCAATTACAGCTGGTAAATCTGTACCATGATCACTTACAGGTTCTGTATGCATTACAAGCAAACACTTATCTGCTTCTTCTTTGCTTAAACCATCAATAAATAATTTCCATGCTAAAATTGTATCAGGAATTGATTTACGTCTAATATTTCTAGAATTAAATAGTAAAGTAAAGTCATATTCTTTATCTCTAGTAATGTATTTTTTAAATTCTTTTAATTTATCTGTTTCCTCTTCTAATAATCTAAAATTTTTATTATTTAAACCATGAGGAACATATTTGATAACTTTATCTTTAGCTTTATCTCCTAAAACAATTTTATTAATGTTAACTGTTTGCTTAGAGATACCAAATAAAGCATCACATGATTCATAAAACTCTTTATTATACATTGGAGCTGGAAATGAATCCCAAATATTTAGATAAACTATTGGAATATTTTTTCTAATTTCATTTTCCATTTGAAAAACCCATGTAAAATATCTTGGATCTGTGATTAAAAAAATTGCATCCGGTTTTTCAATACTAATAATTTGACGTAATATGTCAGGATTACCATAACCATCGGTTGGATACAAAATTACTGATGAATCATCAATTCCAGCTTGCTTATTAGTATCTTCTGATATATCAAATCTTTTGCCTTTTTCTGGGTGTTGAACAGCACCTGCTAATTGAACCCAATTATATCTATGAGAGGTATTTACAACCATTTCACGACCAATTTGAGCAACTCCTGAATGAACTCTAATATCATCCGTTAGAAGTAGAATTTTCTTTCTATCTTCTTGTTTAATATAACCTTCTTTTTGTTTCATTTAATTTGTTTTTTTCTTATAATTCTAAATCTGTGTGGTTAGATACTTGTTTTCTAAAATCTTCATCTGTAAGGTACAAATAAATTGACCGATCAGCAAGTTTTTGGAAAGAAAATTTTCTTTTTACACATTCTATTTTGAAATTTTCAAATAGATCACTTTTAACTTTTACACTTGTTAGTGTTTTTTCATCTTTTGCCATAATTTTAATTTTTATTTTATATTAATTTGTATATACATATACCAAAATAAAAGAAGATATACGTATATTAGTATTTTTATTTACTTATACCTTCACTACAATGTTCGGTGTTTAAGAATGGACAAAATGTGCAATTCCACTTTGAGGCATTTGCTCTATGAATTTTATCTCTATGTCCTCCTTTATCAAATGCTTCCTCTAGGAAATGGTTTAAAGCTGTAGTTGCCTTACCTAATTTGATTTTTCCAGATGGTGGAGAAAATGTTTGTATTCTTGGAA